GATGTATTTATAGGTGGTAGAAGTGGAACATACGCATCTTATACAGATGGTGTATTTGGCGATAATTTACACTTAGGAGCAACCGGAGCAACCGGAGCAGTTTATATTAATACTGCATTAAGTAGAAACTTAATTATAAACCCAGCCGGCGGGAATGTATTAATAGGCAATACAAGCGACAACGGCGCAAGGCTACAAGTTGGTCAATATACTTCTTTGTCTCAAGTTACTACTCCAACTTTTGTAACGCTTGATAATAGCTACGCAGCAAGTGCTACTCAAGCCGGTAATAAATTAAAACTTTATCTTTTAAGAGGTGACGTAAATATGGGTTTTGGTTGTGGTAATATTGGAGATTTAAACGCATGGTCGGATGGTCTTTTTAGAATTTATACTGGTGGATTTGAAAGAGTAAGAGTAGATAGTGGAGGTAAATTTTTAGCACAATGTCAAGGTACTATTTTTGGAAGTTCAAGAAATCGTATTGATGGTGTTTCAAATGATGGAGGTCAGCCTACACTTGAGATTTCAAATTCAAGTACTACTGCAGATGGTGCACCAGCTTTAGCTTGTTTTAAAGGAAGTGCTACAACAAATAGTGATGCAAGATTTATACAATTTTATGGAGGCGGTGGAACTACTGCTATGGGTGGCATTGTAGGTAATGGTGTATCAAATGTTCAATTTGCAGCAATTTCGGATGTAAGAGAAAAAGAAAACATAGTACCAATAAATGGTTCTTTAGAAAAAATACTTGCTCTTAATCCAGTTGAGTTTGATTGGATAAAAACAAAAGAACATACAAAAGCTGGTTTTATTGCACAAGAAGTAGAAGAAATATTCCCAGAATATGTAGTAGAAAATATGTCTAATGAAGGGGAAGAAACAAGAAAAGGTTTGACTGGTGGTTTAACATCTGGAATCAATGTACATTTGGTAAAAGCAATACAAGAACTTAAAGCAGAAATAGAAGAATTAAAAGCATTAATAAATAAATAATATGAAATACTGGTACATTAATCAAATGGAAAAATAGTATCTTTGTAAAAATTAAAAATTATGTTAACATTAAACGAGCAACACATGGCCGACTTAAAGGCCTTCATTAACAAGATCCCAACTGAGTTCGGATTGCCTTTATTAACTTTCTTTGGCCAGCTTGAGCAAGAGCAAAAGCCAGCAGAAGAGATTAAAACAGAAGATTAAATGACACAAGATAGCAGCCAAGCCTTAATCAATACTGGCGTCTCAATGACCGCCGCGACATTGTCAGTAACCCAAGCACAACCTTTTGTGACCTTAGTGGCCGGTTTGGTTGCTATTATCTCTGGTTTTATGGCCATAAGGTATTACTACAATGCCACAAAAAAGATCAACAAAGATGAAATTTCTTAATAGCATTTACGGATCATGGCTTAAGATTGTCTTGACGGCCATCCTTACCATGATCATAACTAAAGGCAATATCTACGAGGTAACTTTAGAAGAGTGCATAAGCGCTGCCGTGATCTCTATTTTGCCTATTATTGTTAACTGGTTAAATCCACACGATCCGCGCTATGGCACCAAAAAGTAAGCTGCTAATATTGTACATAACAATATTAGCGATTTTAATATTATGTGGATGCAATCCGATCCTTAAGGCAGAGCGCCGTGTGCTTAATGATGTGGCCTCCAGTGAGCGTGTTTTTCGTGAACTTGAGAAAACCAGACCATGCGCAAATGATACGGCTTTTGTTACACTTTTAGATACATTGGTGACAACAGACACAATCACAGACTACAAGACTGACACAATAGACAATGTGATCACTAAGACCTTACAAGGCAAAACAATCTATAAAACTAAGCGCATAGTCGAGATTAAGACCGGCTACATAGTAGATACACGCAGACTAGGCCTAGCGCTTGATAGCGTGCGATTCTACAAGCAATCTTTTGAAAGTAGTAAAGATGCTCACAAAAAGCTTAAGTTTAAATTTTGGGCCTTAATTGGCCTTTTAATGGCATTCTTTATTTTAAAGCGTTTTTTATGGTCATATCTCAGCATGTTACATTAGGCGAACTGATCCGATCCGAGTCTGCTAAAAGGCACGGCATATCCAACATGCCAACGCCAGAGCATATCGAGAATCTAAAGGCTATCTGCGAGCATATCTTTGAGCCTATTAGAGCCGAATTTAGAGTGCCAATTTACATCTCTAGTGCTTACAGATCCAAGGATCTCAATAAGCTGGTGAAAGGCAGTAGTACATCTCAACATTGCAAAGGTGAGGCGCTTGATCTAGACATGGATGGTCACTCACACTCCGTTACAAATAAAGACATCTTTGATTTTATTGTGGCCAAGTTGCCATTTGATCAAGTGATCAATGAGTTTGACTATGCGTGGGTGCATGTTAGCTACAAAAAAAACGGCCCACAAAGACATCAAGTCCTTAGGGCCGTTAAGAATGCTAGTGGGGGAACTAGCTATTTATCGCATAAATAATAGTTGAGTGATCGCGCTTTAAATACTTAGCAATGCCAGTGCAAGTGTAGCCGTTAAAATACGCATCTTTTATAAATTGATACCTTAGATCAACAATATCTTGCTTGCGTGATCTGTCTGCCATTTGCTTATAAGTGATGCCATTTTCTACAAAATAAGCCTCTGCCCATTTTTCAATGACTATTTTTGGCTTTAGTTTACGATGCACAATTTTTTCTACTTTGACTATTTTTTCTACTACTACTGGTTGCAATCTAGGCTCAAGCATTGCCTCTATTCTTTTTAATGCATGATCATTGCATCCAGTGTAAAGCTTAATGTATTTCAGTATTTCCTTCATCATTGATTTTTACCTCGTTAAACAATCCAAGCAATTCGCTTGCTCCTACCCAGCTTTTGAAAGCGTTAAAACTATCTACATCGTTTTGCAATAAATGTGTCAGCTTGCCTACCAGATCAATTTTCTCTATGATCGTAAGGTCTTGCCATTGTTGGTGATTTGCCATGGTTAAATATTTTCTAAGATGATGATTAAATGATTATATGAAGTGAATTGCCGTCTTGTTACTTTAAGAAATAAAGTATTTTCTGGAGTTGAGAAATCCATAATGTCACCTACAATTGGCGCAATGTCGGTAGGATGTTCTAGATGAGTGCAATTCATTTTCTCATCATAAATTTGGTAACTGATTTTAGTCATGTGATTTGATTTTATCGACCTTGCCAAGCTGGAGCGTTGCTGCTTATTCCGCCTTCGGTCTTATGGTTATTTAATATTTTTTCATCATTCGCCTCGTCCTCTTCATCCTCCCAGTCGCAATGATCGCGGCACTCTGGACAAATATCAATTTCGGGCATACGGCTATAAGCGCCGCAACAAATAGAATAAGCCATGATTAAAAGTTTTTAATTTTAGATAATAAACTTGCACTTAAGTACAAGGTGATTGCTAGCGGAACTGACACTACTATAAAAAATGTCAATTCATAAATGAAGATCAAATAAGGTCTCATAAATTTTGCATTATAGCGGTGATTAAAAACGCAACGCATACAATGATAAATGCATACATTGGCTTGATTGACTCTTGAGCGTAGCGCTCGTTGGCTTTTTGTTGTGGTGTTTTTAAACGATTCATGTTTGATGTTTTGATTATGAAATCAAAGCTAAAACAAACAATTGGAATAAAAAAATATTTTTAATAAATTTTTTTAAAATGACTTAAAGTGAAGTCTTTTTTGTTCTGCACCATGCCAAAAATACGATCCTCAATGCCGCCACTGGTGAATATCCAGTACACATGCGAAGCGGTTTTGCGGTCTTTTGTTTGCATTCTGGCTCTTGATTGCCAATAACTTACGGCGCTAAAGTCAATGTTATACATGACCAGTGCATCTGCCGTGCTTAAATTTATGCCTTCACGGCCCGACTGGATCTGTGAAATAAACACTGCATCACCATCTGCCTCGTTAAAGGCCATTGGATCCTCTATGATCCGGCCAGCAAAGGTGTATCTTAACTGCATACCCTCTGCAATGTATTTGTAAAATATGGCTATCTTTTGGCCTTTAAAGCGCTCTTTTATAAATGTAGCTTTTGTGTCATCAAATATGATTGCATTGCCATCCTCAGTCTTTACTGATCCGCTGCAAATTTGATGGATCTTTTGCATCTCTTTGACCGCCGTGTCTGCAAGCACTACTTGTCCATCTTTAGTCTTGAACAATTTATCTTTTTTAATCTTGTCAACTGCCCACTTAACCTTGTCACTCATTGACACATATAGGATCGTCTCTTGCACCAGTGACTCAAAGCCAGCCTCTTCTTGCGTATATGTCAAGATCAAATGCTGGATGTCCGACTGGATGCGCTCTTGCTTGACTTTGCTATAATCTGCCAACTCTCTATTATAAACATATTTTTTAGCTGGTATGCCAAACTCTTTATGCCATGCATAAAAGTTTTTAAAGTCTTTAAATGGACTAAAACTACTTACCCAGAATTGATGATAAAACTGAGCATAAGTCTCTGGACTAGGTGTGCCGCTTAAATATATGATCGGCTTACCTTCACATATTACTTTTAAAGCTTTTGTGCGCTCCGATGGTATTGGGTATTGGCCCAGTGCATGTGCCTCGTCTATGATGATAAAATCATAATTGTATACGCATTTATGTACGCTTTCGTAATTTATTACAAGTAAATCATATAAACAATTGGACTGCTTAAAGTCATCCTCTATGCTTGAGATCGCTTTCTTTTTAGTTACAAATAATACTTTCTTTGCACCATATAAGCTAGCAATGTGCAAGCTGGTGATCGTCTTACCAGTGCGCACTTGCATCGCCAAATAGACAAGCTTAAATTCTTTTAAGATGTCAATTGCTTGATCAGCGATGTCCACTTGATAGTCTCTTAATTGCATGGTATATGATTCAAAAAGTCAAGTTATTGACTTACTTTTTTATGATATATGTCAAGTTGTAGCTTTACTTATCCGTATTTATACGCAAATTGATACGATAAAATGTATGTTAACAACATATTATTGGACTAAAAGATAAGGCCGGCAATCCCCAATTACTAAAAATCTTTTGCCGGCCTTTTGCCTCATCATATTTAATTGGTCAAAGGCAATCCAATGTTATATTAAGCCGTCTTGTAGCGGCTCATCTTCTTTTTGATCCACTCGTCTATAACCCTCTTTCCAGAGAATGCGTGTAAGCATAACGGAATTTTTCACTATTGTAGCCTCGGAATTACGAGGATAAAGTAAATGCAATACCTCATGAATTAATATTTCTAGGTGCTTTTTGCCTTTTAAGCGCTCGTCTATTTCAATTATGCCATCACTGCTGGCAAGTCCATGCGCTTGCTCTCTGCCCAGCTTGCGATATATGATTTTAATCTTAAGCATCTTTTTTTAATTCTATTTCATCCAAGCGATCTATTTGATCGCTAGGTGTGAAAATGATTTGCCCTCCGCGTACCTTTGCAAGATAGCGTCTTATTTCTTGCTCAATACCATGCACCTCTGCCAGCTTATTAGTAAGCCATGTCTCTTGCTCGGATAGTTTCATTTTATTAAATAACTTTGGTAGTCTCATATTCAAATTGAATTAATAGATCAATATAATGCTTTGCCTTTTTTAAATCTTCAATGCCGTTTTTATTCCTATGCCTTATCACATACTTGATAATGTTGCCTTCAATAAAAGGTATGTTGTTAGCAAAGATAAATTCTGTTGGCTGGATCTTACAATCCTTGTAATGCGATCCGCCTACTTGTCCGTCTTGCGGTGAAATTTCCCACATGTCTTGCATTTGTAAATTATTTTAATTGTGCCGCTTGCTAAAATTTGTCTGCTATGTTTTTGAATGTCATCCGATCCGCACTCTGGACATGTGCCTTTATACTGGCCAAACACAACACCAAAGTGCGTCTTGGCATCTATGTGATTATTTAAAAGCTTATGTACTTTCTCAAGCAACACAACATCCATCTTGCAATACCTTACCATCTTAGCCAGTGCGACCTTGTCATTTTTTAACGCGATGTCTTTCCATAGATCAAATTCAGTTTTAATCTTTTGTCCGATCCCTAAATATTGCGCTATGTAGTTTAGCTTGTTTGAATTAAACTTAAATTTTGAGCGCGCCACTTTTAAAGTATCAATCGTTGTGTATCTTGGAAACATGTCAATGCCGTGAAACAAACATCTAGTGCGCACCCATGCCAAATCAAACTTGTCACCATTATGTCCAATGATCTCATCTGCCGTGTTAAGCACTTTGATAAAATCATTTAGCATCTTTTTATCATTCTGCTTGCTATCCCATGTCAAAGAGTGTGTCTCTTTTTCATCTTCCCACTTATAGCAAATGCAAATAATTGCACGCTCTTTGATAATATTTTGTGGGCCGATATTAAGCTTAAAGCCACTCTGCCAAAAGAAACCGATGTTTGCACTGGTCTCAATGTCAAAGTATAATCGTTTTCTTTTGGTAGTCATGGCGTAAAGTTAATTACTTTTTATGAGAAAGTTGATAACTAAATTCTTTTGGCTTATCATCCTCATGCTCTGCGTGCCATAATTGCTGGACGGCTTGGAATAATGACCACTGCTTTGATGTGTCCATCTCGCTGACCATCTGCCATCCTTTGCCTTGCACATCGCCTTTTTTGCCGTTTGTCCTAGTCTTAGCATTTAGCCATAAGATAGCCACTCCGTCAATGTCTGGCATCCCAGATCCATGCATTGTGCCATGATCATACAACTGGCGATAGGCAGCCAACTGCAACCAGTACGAATTGTAAATGCCGTTACTGGTCTTGATGTCTAGCACATAAGTCTTGCCATCAATAGTACAAATGCGATCAATAGTGCCAGCAAAGCCTAGCTGACTATTGATAAATGTTTGCTCAATTAAATGATGCTCTGGCTTATGTGTGACACTAAATTCTACATAACGCTCAAACATTGACCATTCCTCAAGCGAGTACTTAGGCTTGCCATATTCGTCAAGCAAAGTACACTCAATGCCATTGTCATAGTCCTCTGTTAATTGATGCACACTTGATCCGCGCTTGCCGGCAGCATCACGGATTTCGTCCGCTTTAGATCCAACCTCCTTCATCCACATGATAAGTTGTGCTGGCTTTGGATATGCCTCAAGCAAAGTTGTGGCACTTGGGAAATAGTTGCCGTTCTCATCTGTGTAGAATCGGCCGTCTTTAAATGTTAGCTGGTTTGATGTTTGGTTTTTGATTAGCATATAATTTCTTTAATGGTTATTTCATCTGTTTTTTCTCTGCCGCCATTCTTAGCTAGCTGGCTTGCAATCTCTTCGGCTTGCTCTAAGGTGGCAAAGCCTTTTATAAATTTTCCATCTACTCTTATAAAGTACCTATCTTCATTGAAGATCAAATCAGTTTCTTTTGTGATTTTTATAACTGGCATAAAATTTTATTTATTGGTTTAAAAAAGTGTGGCTTTTTGTACGGAAGCCACAAACCGCTAACCAATAATCACCAACTAAAAAGGCGTTTCATCTTCATCTAAAACAACATTATTGTCATTTGCATCTGCAAAAAGTTTAAATGCCATTTGCTCTAAGAATTGCATCATGTCGGAATCATCCCACTGCTCTTTGCCTTTGACCTTAATCTTCACCATTTGCGGCAATCCGTTTGGATCCTCTCTGGTGTAGGCTGGTGCAATTTTCTCGCCGTCTTGATACAAAGTTACACCAGTGATGATCTTTGTAGCGTCAAGCTTGTCCTTCATTGCCCATGGCATAAAGCGTACATCTTTAGATGTATCTACATTTGGCAATGCTTTTAAAAAGCTTGATGCATAGCGGCTGGAATAAGGCAAACTGACTACATAGCTAGCATCGCCATCCTTAAAATGCAACTGCCACTGCGTGCCATAGTCATTGGTGCGCGTGGTGATGTTCTCTAGCTTTGCAGTGAGATCCTTAAATCTCTCTTCAAATACTAGCTTGCCGGTTTTTGTTAAGCGCTCCGTTGTGCGCTCGTTTGCTTGCTTGTGTTGGCGTACTAAGTTGCCATCCGCAACACTGAGGTAAGTTGTGTTAACACCTCCTAATTGTGATAATGCCATAATTTTACATCGTTTGTTTTATAACGATAGGACAAAGCTAAACTATTTATTTTAAATAAAAAAGTTTTTTTATTAATTTTTTTTTAGTATGTTTGCAGCAAATCAAAAAATTTAACATGAAAAAAACAACAACAAAACCCACGTACGCATCGTACATACCTACTAATTTAGCTAATTATTTAAATGAATCAGGAACAGGTACTTTAAGTCAAACATTTATGCCTACTTATTTAAATGAGACAATTAAAATTAATGCTCACGATTTTTTACCAAATACTAGCATTTTTGCTACTACTACTGATGGAGTATTAACAGATGTAATAAACATAAAAGATTGTTTTAATAGATTACCTCAAGAGGAAAAACTTAAAGTAGTTTCAGTATTACTTGAGTTTTGTGCAATGGAAACTTGTAATCTTATAAACCAAAACAAATAAATTATGGAAAAACATCTTATAGAAACAATTAAAGAAGTTAATAAATTGCTTATAAATCAACATAATCAAATTACAATTCTAATAAACGCACTAGAAAAAATTAGAGATTGGGATGATGAAATGCATAGTGAATGGGATGATCCAGGAGAATTTGCAAGTTTTACATTAAAAAACTATAAACAAAATAATTAGAAATATAATTCTAATTATAAAAAAAACATACAATAAAAAGTATTTATTAACAAAAAATAGAAATATAATTATAAAACAAAACAAACACATGAAAAAAGAAACCAGAGGTCGCAAGGCCTTACCAGAGAGAGAAAAAAAGAAACCAGTTTACATCATGGTGCAGTCTAAATTTATTAAAGAAGTCAAACCAAAACTTAAAGAAATTGAGAGAGAGTATTCTGCAAAGTAAAGTCATCCGACATTTTGAATTGCTTGGATGGTATGTTGTAAAGATTATACAATGCAACAAGAATGGTATGCCCGATCTTATGTTACTTAAAGATGGCAAGACTTTCTTTATAGAATGCAAAGCAGAGAAAGGCAGACTATCCGAATTGCAAAAGTATCGCCATGAGCAATTGCAAGAATTAGGATTTGAAGTGAGAACAATTTATAAATTAGAAAAAATTTAACTATGTTACAAGATGAAAAATGGTATGATCTGCAAAGAAAAAAATTTGCTGATAGGCTGCAAAACGCAATAGACGAAGAGTTTAGTAGGACTCACGATTTAATTATGGAAAACTTAGTACCTAAAGAAACTATAAAAGATAAAGGAACTATGCGTAATATAAATAATTATCGTATGAAGTTTTGGTGCGATTCATTTATTATTAATAAATCGAAACACGATCGTGATATGAGTGCCATTATTGCAGATAATGATTTAAAAGAATTTGATAAAAGATTTAACCCATAACCAATGATTAAAGCAGCCAACTATTACACAAAGCAAGGATTCTCTGTTATACCAATCGGAGAAAACAAACGCGCCGTTTTTCCTTGGACGGAGTTCCAGTCACGCATCATGGATGATGCAACAATTAATCACCAGTTCACAAATGATCGTTGCAAAAACATTGCGATCATAGGAGGTGGCGTGTCCGGCGGTCTTGAGATCATAGATGTCGATCTTAAGTACGATGTGAGCGGCAACCTTTGGCAGCGCTTACAAGATGCACTGGCTGATCTTATGCCACTGCTTTACGTTGTGCGCACAAAGTCTGGTGGGTATCATTTTTACTACCGATGCGAAGAGGTACAAGGTAACCAAAAGCTTGCTATGCGTAACGCAACAAAAGATGAATTAAAAGAAACGCCACATGCAAAAGAGATCGTACTGATTGAGACACGCGGTGAGGGTGGCTATGTATTAGCGCCGCCATCCGAAGGCTACACAAAAGAAAAAGAATTTAAGGTCAATGTGATCACACTTGAGCAAAGAGATTCAATCTTATCCATCTGCCGATCATTTAATGAAGTGATCAAAGAAGTGCGCACACAAGTTGTTGCAGACTCCGATACTTACCAGACAACGCCGTGGGATGACTACAATAGCAAGTGTGATGTTGTTGCATTACTAGAGGCGCATGGATGGACTTACATCGAGTCAAGAGGTGAGCGTGACTTTCTTAAAAGGCCCGGCAAGACTGACTCGCATATAAGCGCAGACTATCATCGCGGCCTCGGACTATTTAAAGTGTTTAGCACATCAACAGAGTTTGACACTGGCAAAGGTTACAAGCCTTTTGCGATCTATGCAACACTAGAGCATAATGGTAACTTTAGCGAAGCCGCCAAGCAACTGGTCAAAGATGGCTATGGTGAGCAACGCAATAGGATCGGAGGCAATATTAAAAAAGACTTTGTCAATAAAAAAGATGAAGGTGTTGACAATGAAAATATAGCAGCCTACCTTTCACAAAAGCATAAGCTGGACATCAAGCAAGCAAAGAAGCTAGTGCAAGACATGGACTCGGATAATGACACGCAGCTTTTGACATTCTGGTCTGTTACAAAAGGACAGATCACAATTGATCGCTATAAACTGATCAGTCTTTTATCTAGTGAAGGTGGCTTTTATCTTTACTACTATGATAAAAAGCTTAACTATCAACTGGTGCGTGTAGTTGACAACTTTGTAAGTGAGACTAACATAGAACAAATTAAAAAGTATTTGATCAATTACATTGACGCAATCCCTTATGATAACTTTGACGGCATTAACAAGATGCGTCTGCGCGAAGTGATCTACAAAGGAGCCGATGCTTATTTTAACAAAGCACTCTTTGAGTTTATGCCTAACATTGAGTTAAAATTTCTTAAGCATACCAAAGACTCTGCCTACTATCCATTCCTTAATGGCGTGGTGCATGTCACAAAAGATAAAAAGGAATTGCTAAAATATGGCGCGATAAACATGCATGTCTGGCGCGATCAAGTGATCCAGTATAAGATTGACATTGATCATGACATTGACTATGAGAATGTGCAGTACACTAAATTCATTAACAAGATCAGTGGTAGCGACAAAGAGCGCGAGGCTTATGCAATTAGTTTGATCGGTTATTTATTGCACACTTATAAAGATCCTACCAAATCTTATGCAGTGATCCTAGCAGAAGAGACAGAAGATGAAACCGAAGGCGGTGGCGCTGGTAAAGGTTTATTTTTTAAAGCAATAGGTAAGCTGATCAATCTGGTATCTATTGATGGCAAAAACTTTAAGCTTGACAAGTCATTTGCATTCCAAAGAGTTGAACTATCGACACAACTGATCGTCATTGAGGATTGCCGTAAGAATGTGGACTTTGAAGGTTTTTATAGTAAGATCACAGAAGGTGTGACAATAGAGAAAAAGAATAAAGACGAGGTTTATATATCCTACGAGGACTCACCAAAGTTTGGATTCACTACCAACTACACCATCAACTACTCTGGAGGCCATGGCAAAAGAAGAGTGAAGGTAATTGAGTTTAGCAGTTTTTTTAACCATAAGAATACACCGCTTGATTTCTTTGGTGGCAAAGCTTTATTTAATGATTGGGATAATGATGAGTGGAATCGCTTTTATAATTACATGATCGAGTGTGTCCAGATATATCTTGAGGCCGGTATCCCAGCACTGGATAATAGTGACACCATCATCCGTAAGAATGTCAAGCTTAACTTTGGCGAGGATTTCTTAGACTACTATGATAGCTTAGAAGGTGACAAATGGATGGAGTTTGGTATCGAGTACATCTCATTTTTAAACACAAACGATCTTGATAAAAAAGACTACACTCAAATAAGATTTAAAAAAGGCATACAAGTTGCTAGTGATCTGTTTGGATATACTATTGAAACAAGACGAAACCGACAAAATAATAACAAGCATGAGTTTAAAATCTTATCTAAGTCCGATTCAAGCCTTTGAAAAATGGCTAAAGCTTAACCCTATGGGTGGCATTTTTGAGTGGGATGGGCAAAAAGTAAAGGTAGAAAAGCGTCAAAATTGTGCAAAAACGATCAAAAATGTGCATGTTGCACAATTTTCGCACAATTTTGAAACTACTTAAATCATTGATTTACAATAGAATATAATATTTGTACTCGATGTACTCTATTTTTTTAACTTTTAGGGGGGGGGGTATAAAATAAAAAAAAAGAGTATAGGAATAAAAAAACACGCAAAAACCGAGTACATTGAGTACATTTGTGTAAATAATGAGAGATTGCCATAAACATATTGAAAGCATCTACCGATCACCACAGATTAATCAACTGATCAAAAGTGTGCGTCCAGAGTCATTGCAAGACGATTTAAGGCAAGAAATGGCTTTAGCCTTGCTCGGCATCGATTGTGATAAAATAAACGAAATTTGGGCCTCTAATGGCCTTTTAGGATTTTCTATTAAGATTATCACAAACATGGCCTTTAGCAGCACAAGTCAGTTTTATAAGAAGTTTAGGAAAAATGAATATGAGAAAGCGATCATGTACCTAAAGAGCCAGTTAAAATTACCAGAATTAAATCCTACCTTTGCTAAGATAGCAAATCAAAGATTGATTGACAAGTATGGCGAAGATGAGATGCAAGCACACGAGGCAATACTATTCAATAAATATGTTGAGTACAGATCATGTAAAAAGGTAGCCGAGTTTTATAACATACCAGAAAAACATGTCAAAGATATTATTCGTAAAACCAAACTTGAACTTAAAACATTATGCTTACAATCATTTTAGCGGCTTTTTTCTTTGCGTATTATTTCGTAAATGTGGCCAAAATAATTTACTTTATTAAAAAGGTATGGGAGATTCCATTTGAAAAAAGGATGAAGCCTTTTGACTGCGTGACATGCTTAAGTGTGTGGACGGCAGTGCTTTTATATTTCATGCCTTTTGAGATTTCACAATTTATTTGTGTTATATTTGGTGCTGGATTTATTGGACAAAAAATTAAATAAGATGCAACCAGTAACATTGCCGATCCTTTGTCACAATAGTGATACAATTTTATTTAGTGAACTGGGAATTAATTACAACTATAAAGATTTAGAAGAGGTTGAGTTTATGTTTTTTCACATAGACTTTGCGTGTGGTAATGTAAGAGATGGCATGCACTTAACTGAAATAGTAGTGAATGAAGAGGCTTATGTTGTGAACTTACCTTTTGATCAATTTAAAAATTTATTTATATAATGGCAAAATCAACAAGTGATGCACGCAAGGTGACATTTGGAAAACGTAAGATTGGATCAGAAAAAAAAAGCTATAACAAGCACTCACCAAAACCCAAGAAATATCGTGGACAAGGACGCTAAGATCATACAAGTGCTGGGCATCACACAAAAGATGAGCGGTTGTGGATGGCATAGAGTCATGCTGCCTTTAGCATTCTTGCCGGATTCTTATAACCATGTGTGCAATGTGCCTACAAAAGAAATACTTGAAGAGAGGCAGTTTGACATTTTGTTATATAATAGATTCAGTCAATTTGATAATGATTGGGATGAGACAAAGCAACACTTTAAAGTTGTGATGGATCTTGATGATGACTGGGAATTACCCTACAACCATCCTTTGTATTATGGATATGAGGCGCACAAAAAGCGAATCATCAACAACATTTTTAATGCTGATCTTGTGACATGCACAAATGAAAGGATCGCTGACAAGGTAAGCAAGTACAATAAGAAAGTATTGATACTGCCTAACTGCTTGCCTTATGGTGAGCATCAATATGATGATAGCAAATACGAAAGCGACAAGACGCGTATCTTCTGGGCCGGCGGATCAACACATCTTGAGGACATCAAGTTACTTACAAATCCTTTTAAGAGGTTAAGTGCTTTGAATAATATTGAGATGGTGCTTGGCGGATATACTGACACAGATCCAGTGAGCAAATCATACTGGGATAAGATACATTCTATGTTTACGAATGGTGGCAAGTTACCTAATAGAAAACTTGCAAGCGAATTGCCAAGCAATTACATGGAGCATTTTAAGCATGCAGATATTATGGTTGTGCCTTTGCAAGAGTCACCATGGCATGCAAGCAAAAGTAATTTAAAGCTACTTGAGGCAGCAGCTAAAAGAGTGGCAGTGGTAGTGAGTGATGTTGAGCCATACAATCTAGACAAAGATGCACCAGTGCTATGGGTAAAGAATCAAGCAGACTGGTTTAAGCATTTATCATACTTAGTAAACAACCCAGATGAAAGGATCAAAATGGGTAACGATCTTTTTGAGTGGGCAAAAAACAAATATAATCATGAGCGAATTAATGAAGCTAGACGATCAGCATTTGCAGACCTTGTTAAAGCATAAGCATTTCTATGATCTGTTTAAGACAACTGGTGAACTGGTTGGATTTACACATGAGATCCAAAACGAATTGGCAGAAGTCATGCGCACAAAAGATCCTTACTACACATACAATAGTAGATGTGGTGCATGCGTGGGATCATTTTTAGTTAACGTATATAAAACATTTAATGAGTACATTCATCCATAAGACGGCCATCGTAGGGCCAAATGTCACACTAGGTGACAATGTTTATATCGGGCCATATTGCGTGATCGGTGAGCCAGCCGAGCATAAGCTATTCTGGAATGCACCGATCGGTGAAGTTGTGATCGGTGATGACTGCGTGATCACTGGGCATGTGACAATTGATGCCGGCACTACTGATAAGACAATCATAGGCGCTGGAGTGTGGATGCTTAAGCATAGCCATGTGGGCCATGACTGCGTGATCGGTAATAACGTGACGATCAGTTGCGGTGCAAAGATCGGTGGGCATACGATAGTAGGTGATGGCTGCAACATCGGACTTAATGCAGTGATCCATCAAAAGCAGATCATAGCTAAAGGATGCATGATCGGGATGGGTGCAGTAGTTACAAGAAGGCTACATACAACACATTCAACAAAGTATGCTGGCAACCCAGCAAAAGAAATAGGCAAAAACATATTTTAAATGAAAGTACTTATTGCCGGCTTAGTATATGGCAAGAGGCCAAGATCAATCATTGTTGAGAATTGCACCAACACTGGCTATCATGCTGAGATTGTTTTTATTGATGTTGAAGGCATAGCCAATGCTATGAATGAAGCTATCGACATAGCTGGAGTTGATGGCTATGATGCAATTGCTTATCTAGCAAATGACATTATTGAGCCAGACAATTGGCTTGCTAAAAAGGTTGAGGCATTGCAGACTTACCCAGATGCCGGCATTGTGGCAAGTAGCTTGGACAGAGAAAGGCGTGGCATTAAGAGCCAGCATATCATAAGCAATTGGCTTTTAAGCATGAAGGTAGTTGACAAGATCGGCATCTTTAATGAGTCAATGTTTCCTTATGGGCCTATTGATCTGGACTATTGTGAGAGGGCCAACATAGCTGGATTTAATACCTACTATGTGATGGACTGCTTGGCAGAGCATGTAGGCTCACACGCAAGCGGTGACGAATATGGTTATAACAAAACCGAACTATTACAAAAGAATTGGGCGCAGCATGAAGCTGATATAAGAGGCTATCGTGATGGCACTAAAAATATAAAATTATGGAAATAAGAGAGCATGTGACTAGAAAGTTTAAGGATGTAGATGAAGAGAAATTAATGGACTTAGCGTTTGCATATTGTGACAATTGCATGGAGGGCCAAAAGCAAGTGGCAACTGGATCGGGCAAGATTGTTGAGATTAGAGATCGCTTTGTGCCAACGATTGATTATTTCTTGGATCATTGGTTAAGAAAGCATGACTTTGAATTTTACACAAAGATGGGCCTTTGGAAAGTAAGGCAAGATCCTACACATCCTTATCATGAGGTTGCTAATAGGATTGTGACCATGTTTAAGTCATTAGCTATTGACATAGTAGCAAATGAAGGCAAAGCAATATTCTACGCAAAGAAAGCACTAGGAAGGACTGATCGCGCAACAACTGAAAATACAAACATAGATACAATTACGATCAATTATGAATCTTGATATAAAACTACCTAAGCCACACCCAGCACAAAAGCAAGTGCTTGACTCGGAGGCTCGTTTTAGGGTGATGATGTGTGGTCGAAGGTTTGGCAAGTCACTGATCAGTCAAAACATATCTATTGAGACCGGATTGAAGAGACAACATGTTGCATACATCACGCCAACGTATCAGCTTGGCAAAATGTTTTTTAAAGAGATTTGCAAGATATTACCAGACAAGGTTTATAAAAAGAATGAGACAGATTTGCTTATTGACTTTGTCACTGGCGGATCTGTTCGCTTTTATACTGGTGAGAGATTGGATGCAATGCGTGGTACTAAATATCATCTGGTGATCATAGACGAGGCATCCTATATTCCAAATCTAGAGGATGGCTGGAATAATTCAATAAGGCCAACGCTTACTGACTACAAAGGCAAGGCTATATTTTTAAGCACGCCAAGAGGCAAGAATTACTTTTATAGCATGTTTATGCGTGGCGGTGAGCCTAACTGGGAATCGTTTAAATTTACAACTTATGACAACCCTCACATTGATCCTACCGAAATTGACGCAGCAGCAGCGCAACTACCAGCAGTGGTATTCAAGCAAGAGTACATGGCCGATCCGATGGAAAATGCAGCCAACCCTTTTGGTAGCGATTTCATCTATGCATGCACAAAAGAAACTAAAGGTGTAGCATCTTATTATGGAATTGATCTAGCTAAGTCTGTTGACTGGTCAGTGATCATAGGCATGGACAAGCAAGGCAATGTGGTACACTTTGAGCGCTTTCAAAAAGACTGGATGCAAACTAAAGAGACGATCTTAAGATTGCCAAAGAATCTGCCGATCGTAATTGATAGCACTGGTGTGGGTGATGCCATAGTAGAAGAGTTGCAAAAGAAATTCACACAGATGCACGGCTTTAAGTTCACTGCTACCAGCAAGCAGCAATTGCTTGAGAGCCTAAGCAGCGCCATCCAAACCAAATCAATAAGCTATCCAGATGGGCCGATCAAACAAGAGTTAGAGGTATTTGAGTACACATTCACGCCAACTGGTGTGCGGTACTCTGCGCCGCAAGGCTTTCATGATGACTGCGTGATTGCTTTGGCCTTGGCAAACAAATGCCGTATTGATCATAAACAAGTGGGCAAGTACCATGTCATCTAATAAATATATCTAATAACGTATGAAGTTAACTATTGACAAATTCCAAAAGCTGCAAAGCATAGCCACTCTTGAGACAGATGAAATACTAAGAGCCAGCAAGTTAGTTCAAGTGTTACTTGACAAGACTGAGGACTATGTTGAGTCATTGCCTCCTAAAAAGTTTGCAAATTTATGCATGAGACTAAAGGATGAATTTGATCTAAAGATTGATCAAGCAACAATGTCAATGCCTAGGTCTTTGATACAAGCAAACGGCAAAGCTTATCATTTAAACTTTGATGTCAAGATGCCATTTAACACTGGCAGATATATTGAGGTCTTGACCTTTAGCAAAGATGATCCTATTATGAATATGCATAATATCTTAGCTAGTATTTGTACGCCTATGAAATGGAGTTGGAAAAAGCTAAACTTTGTCAAGCAAGACTATGATGCGCTAAAGCATGAGGAATATGCAAACGATATGAAACAAGCAGAGTTTAAGCACGGATATTTCGCAATGGTTTTTTTTTATCAAGTCTTAAAACATTCAACGAGCAATACGATGGATTGTTTGATCAGCGAGATGAATTTGAGGAAGGTGAACAAAAGAAGAGTGCAACAATTGAAGAGAATTTTGCAAGTAATTGGGGATGGATCTACAATGCAAAAGAGGTAGCTGATTTTGAATCAATATCTTTAGATAAGGTTTATGATCTACCGGTTATACAATTTTTAAACGATTTGTCCTATTTAAAAAGCAAAAAGCAACTAGATGAGTATCAATATAAACAAAGCACAAGCAGACTTTCTTAAAGAAGGTGGCGATCTTGGCGGCACCGACATCGTAGAGTTTGGTGTAGTCAATGGTGTGCTTGAGCAATATGGCGAAGAGTTGCTAAAAAATATTAGTTACTTTGGTAACAATAAAGGTGTAGTCGGTAGTGGTGAATTGCTTAGTAATATGATCCCAGAAATCATTGATGAAACTGGTGCAAGTATCTTTAGACTTAGAATGCTTGATTATTATGACTATCCAAATGAAGGGGTAAGAGGTGTTAATAGTTCAAGCAATGCACCAAATTCACCATATAAATACAAGAACTATGGCATGCCAGAGAGCGGCCGAGCATCTCTAAAAAGATACATACAGAGTGGGAAGGCTAAGATCACAAGCGTGATGAATGACAAGGCATTAGGTAAAGGCGGCGAAAAAATAGGCGTAAGCTTTAGTAAAAAAGGATCTTTAATTGATAGGCAAGTTGACACACTGGCTTATTTGATTAAGAGATTTGGTATAAAGACAACAAACTATTTCACGGATGCTTTTAATAAGACCTTTGAGAATTTTGAGGTTAAGATGGCAGAGGCGGTTGGATCGGACATTGTGATCACATTTGAGAGAATTAATTTGAATAAAAGTAATAAATAATGGCAATAACTAATTTAGCATATCCGAGCGGATCACCATCGGTGCAAGACACGCTTTGGCATATCTTTGACTCAAACATAACAAGCATAGACTTGAAATATGTTGTTGATCTTTACGTTGGCGGTGTGCAGCAAGTAAGAGTTAAGCTTTACCCAGAGCCAGTGACCGGCATCGGGTATTTTGACGCTGGCCCTATTGTGCGCAACACAATGACTTACCAGTGGCTAACACCTAACACAAACGTATTAATGTGCGAGCCAAATGTAAGCGGACAAATAGGTCAAACTTATCAATATAGGATCGGCGAGGAATATAGCGGCGTGACTTATTTAAACCTAGCAAGTGGCAACGTAACTGCTTACAATTTTGTGGCTCCGACATTTGAGAGAAAGGTGGCAGACTTAACGGCATACAATGGCAAGGCATTAAGCAATAGGCCAAACGAAATAAACGCAGCACTAGGTGACAATATCTACATAGGCGCAAAGGATGTGAGCGGACTTGTTGTGTCAACTTATAATTTTAGCAATGTAAAGATTGCAGACACTATTTATAGCCTAGGTGGCACAAAGGCATTTGCGCAGCTTAATGTAGGATCGCCGGCATTAAACAACCCTACTGCCGTGATCACATCATCTGTTAAATACTACACAATCACAATAGGCACTAGCACATATAGAGTTAACATGGAGTGCAATCCTAAATATACAAGCTACAACCTACATTTTATGAATCATTTGGGCATGTTTGACACTGCCAAGTTTGATCTAGCATCTAGGCTAACAATGGAGGTGCAAAAAAAGTCTTTTGAAAAAAGAGACTACACTTTAGGCGCGTCATCTGTTACTTACTATGATGCCAATAAAAAGTATGTTGATAGCAAGGTGAACTATCTAAATAAAAAGGATCATGCATATAAGCTTACAATGAATGCGCCAACAGATAGTCAATATGAGTGGCTTGCAGAGTTAATTGACTCACCGCAAGTTTACTTTGAGTTAGATGGTTATTTTTATCCAGTAAGCATTAGAAATACTAATTTTGAATATAGCAAATATGTCAACAATAGATTAAGAGTTTTTGAGGTAGAAATTGACATTAATCAAACACGCTTTAGCCAATTAAGATAATATGACTAGAATATTTATTGAAGGATATGAACTTGATTTGACGCAAGGCTTAAGCAATCAAATAACTTATGCCATTGATGATCTACAAAACCTAGATAGCAAAAGTACTAGTTTTACAAAGACAATAGTATTGCCCGGAACTGCTAACAATAACAAATTGCTAGGCAATATCTTTGATTTTAACAATGCTAACTTTGACAATCCTCTAGATCCAAATGTTCTGGCTAATTTTAACGCAGCGCGTAACGCATCGGCACGCATAGAGATTGACGGATTGCAGATCATGAAAGGTGTTTTGCGCTTACTTGAGATCGTACATGTTGACGGAGCGGTTGAATACGAGTGCGCATTGTTTGGTGAATTAGGCGGATTTATAAATGCACTTGGCAATAAAAGACTTGAGGACTTAGACTTTAGCGCTTATGATCACACATACTCTTATGCTAATATTGTGGCAAGCTGGAATACAAGCGGCAGCACTAGCTATTGCTATCCTTTGATTGACTATGGCAATGTAAGTACTGACAAAGTAAATTTTCAATATAAGACATTCAAGCCGGCATTATTTGTGCGTGAGTATCTAGATAAGATTTTCACTGGCAGTGGCTACACTTATGAATGCGACTTGTTTAATACTAGCGATTTTAGAAAGTTAATAGTACCTAACAATTCAAAGCAATTAACTAAACAAACTAGCAATGTGCTTGCTTTATCAAAGGCAATAGCGCAATCAATGAATACTGGTGGATCGCAAGACTTTGTAAGTTATGAGACTAAGGTAGGCTCTTTATTTACTGCAAGTGCTGGCGATACTACATTCACTTATACTGGCACTCCTACTTTAACTAGTAATTTAACAATAGAACTTTTTGGAGATTACATTTTAGCTAATAGGCCATTAACAATAGCAGTCTTAAAAAATGGAGTTGCAATATCTGGATCAAGTCAAACTTATAATGGCACTGATTTGCTTTATTATAATAAATCTTTATCTGTTACACTAGCAACAAATGATACTTTAAGAGTAAGGACAAGCTGCATACTTGATATTGGTGATGAGGTTAATGTGAGCGAAAGTACAATAAATGTCATAAACGATGTTGCAACAACTGCACCTATTGAATTAGGTGATACAATGGTGATCAATAATACAATACCAAAAGGTATATTTCAAAAAGACTTTGTGACATCGATCATGAAGATGTATAATTTGATGATCATTGAAGATAAATACAAGACAAATCATCTAGTGATCAAGCCTTATGTTGACTTTTATACTGGTACAATTGTTGATTGGAGTAACAAGCTAGATCATAGCAAAGCGATTAAGATCAAGCCAATGAGTGAGATCAATGCTAGATATTATAATTTTAAATATAAACAAGATAATGATTTTTATAATGAGGACTATCGTAAGAAATTTAATGAGGGATATGGTGATAGGGTGTACGATAATGGTCTTGAATTTGCAAAGGATACTGAAAGCGTTGATGTAATATTTGCATCGTCACCTTTGTTTGGTACAAGTACAACTGACAAAGTATTCCCAGCTATTTATAAAAAATCGGACAATAATACTAAAGAGGATCCTATGGATCACATCATGCGTATTATGCAGATTAACAAAATAAGTGGTGTTGCAAACTGGAGCATTTTAAACGGAGCCACTAACTTAGGATCAAATACTGCCTATTTATTTTGTGGGCATTTAAACAATCCAACAACACCAAACATTGACATAAACTTTGGCGCACCACAACAATTGTTTTTTAACTTGACAAGTGGTGACTTAAGCTACAACTTATTTAATGTTTACTACTCGCCTTATATGGCAGAGATCACAGATAAAGATAGCCGTTTACTAACCGGCTTTTTTGATTTAACGGAATTAGACATATTTAACATAGATTTTGCAAAGTATTATTTTATTGATGGCGGACTTTATAGACTTATAAAAGTGTATGATTATAGTCCAGAGACTAATGACACAACAAAGGTCGATCTACTTAGAGTGATTGATGCAGTTGGTACTGACTTTACACCATCAACTACTACAACTACAACTACAACAAGCACTACAACTACAACAACAACGCTAGCTACTTTTGTCGCGTCTTATAGCATGACAAGTGCTTATGATGTGTGTAACGTAGTATGTCCAAATCCATCTAGACCAGTAGAGACATTTACTATTTTAGCTGGTGGCAATACGCTTTGCACTGCAACTAAATTAACTAGTACTTTAATTGCCAATGGCACAATCACTGGCAATTTCTGGTTAAGTGAATGTAGCGGAACTAGCAGAGGATTTACTATTATCATTGAAGGTGGTCAATTTGTAGCAGTATGGACGGAGTCAACATGTCAAACATGTCCAGCACCAACTACTACTACAACTACAACAAGTACAACAACAACTACTACAACGGCTCCGCCTACAACTACTACTACTAGTACAACAACAACTACTACAACGCCTCCGCCTACAACAACTACTAGCACAACAACAACTACTACAACGGAGGCAACAACTACTACTACAAGTACTACTACTACTACTACTACTTATGCTGCAATTACATTAAATGCGACTCCGGGATGTACTGGCGGTGCTGGAACTGGAACTATTACTGCTAATGGTTTTAGCGGAGGTAGTGAAAGTTTTGAATATATTTCTATAAGTTCAACATCAAGCAGTGATGCACTTAGTAGATTAGACAATTCAGCTACTAGAGACTTTTTAGGAGGTGCTACTGAATATACATATACTATGCTTGCAAATGCAACATACTATGTAGCAATCATGGATGATCTTGGCAATAAAGGTGTAAGTTCTGGAGCGGTTGTAAATTGTGTTACAACTACAACAACAACTACTAGTACAACAACAACTACTACAACTCCTCCGCCTACAACAACAACTACCAGCACAACAACAACTACTACAACGATAGGTTATGCTTTTGTTGATATTGCTAATGACACGGCTGGTACCTCAATAACAAATATAACTATTAATGGAGTGCAAGTTAGTGGTGCAACATTCCCAATAGTTGCTGGTGCTGGTGCAAGCGCTACAACTACACAAACTGGTGCATCTAGAACAATAGTTGTATCTTACACAAATGTAAGTGGCGACTCTGTTGAGGTTATAGATACATCATCAAATCTTAGTTGTATAAGTGCAACATCAACAAGTAGAACATTTGCCGGTCAAGTTGTAGCAGATGGTGGCACAATAACAATCTCAATGTTTGACGGATCATGTCCATAAAAAAATAATATGATATATATTTGCACACAACCTAAGATAGTTTATTATGCATGGCATTTAGAAGTTATGCTCACCAACTTTAAGTCGGTGGGCATACCAGATGACAAGATTCATGTCTTGCTATCTGTTAGTAAAGATCAAAATGATAAGACTAACTGGCCAGAGACTACTGCTATGTATGAAAGGTTAAAAGAGAAATTTAACACAATAGCTTTCTTTGAATACAAAGATACTCGCGTCATGCCTACTTACATACCTAGTGTGATCATGAATGCAGTCAAGCAGCATTATCAAGCTTATCCTTATTTGCAAATGGAAAATGTCTTTTTGCATGACTGCGATATGATCTTCACAAAGCCAGTAGATTTTAGTGATCTTGAGCAAGATGATAGCTGCTATGTAAGCGACTCAAAAAGCTTTATCTGGAGCGATTATATTCTAGAGAAAGGTCAAGACCTTTATGAAGATATGTGCGACATTGTAGGCTTAGATTATAGCGTGCCAATAAAGCACAGATTGCATAGTGGCGGATCTCAATACATTTTTAAAAATACTGATTATAAATTCTGGCAAAAGGTTGAGAGCGATAGCGTTGCTTTATATGATTATTTTCAAAAGAGCGAGCCATTAAGAGTGCAAAAAAATCCAAGCTATTACGGCATCCAGCAGTTTACTGCCGGCATGTGGGGTATGCTTTGGAATTGCTGGTACCATGATCTTGATGTAAAAATAACGCCAAGACTAGATTTTTGCTGGGGTACAGATCCAATTGACAAATGGAGCAAGTGTGATATTTTTCACAATTCTGGGGTGACTTATGACATTGGTAAAAATCATAATATATTCTACAAAGGCGCTTATACAGATAAATTGCCTTATCAAGATGTGATGAATACTGAGTACAATGAGACCTTTGGATCATATAATTATACTAACCTAATAAGACAAGTTGCACAAAACACTTGTTTAAAATAATAAAGCATGGCAACTAAAAAGACAACAATTGCCGCCGAGATTAAAGTTGACACCGGCGGTGCAGAAAAAGAAGTTAAAGGTTTAAAAGATGACATACAAGGTGTTGGCAATGCCACAGAAGGTAGTATTGCCCAGCTTAAAGAATTAAAAAAGCAGTTAAAAAATACGGCTGCTGGCTCCGAGGAATTTGATAAGCTTTTTAGTCAAATTGATGATTTAGAGGATAAAATTAAAGGATCTAAAAAAGCATCTAGCGATTGGATTGATACCTTAGAGAGTGCTGGTGGGCCACTAGGAATGGTAGGAGCCGCGCTTAACAGAGCAAAGGTTGCAACAACATCATTTAGTGCTGCACTTAAAGCAACTGGTATTGGATTGCTAGTTAGTTTAGTTGCTGGACTAGCGGCTGCATTTGCAAAGAATGAAGGTGCAATGAAAAAACTTGAGCCGATCATGACTCAATTTGGTAGGATCTTAAATGGCATTTTAGGAGCAATGGAGCCTTTAATAGATGCCTTTATTGATCTTGCTACTAAGGCATTGCCTTATGTCACAGATGGCTTTAAAGTGGCTTATTCTGCTATGAGTTCATTCTTGCAAGGTCTTGGCCTTGTGGGATCAGCAGTTAAAAAGTTTATAAGTGGTGACTTTAGTGGTGCGTGGGATGATGCTAAAAAGTCTGTCACTGAGTTCGGCACTAGATATGAAGCTGCAAATAAAAGATTTATTGCTGGATCTAAAGAGTTAACTGATACAGAAAGAGCAGAGCAAGAAAAAAGATTAGCTGATCAAAAAGCATTTAATGAAAAGCAAGCGGCAGAAAGGAAAGCAGCGCAAGAAAAAAAAGACGCAGAAGAGAAAGCAAGACTAGAGAAAGCAGCAGCAGATGCTAAAGCTTATGAAGAGTTTGACACTGAATTACAACAAAGACTTATTGAAATTGAAGATGAGCAAGATGCTAAAGAAACTGAAAGGCTAGAGAAAGCAGCAGCAGAAGCTAAAGCTTATAATGATTTTGATACTAAATTACAACAAGATCTTTTAAAAGTAGAAGAGGATGCAACTGCTAAAAAAATTGCACTTGCGGATGCAGAGTTGCAAGCAAAATTAGGTCTTGCAAATGCTATCGGTAATATTGCTGGCGGCTTATCTGCATTATTTGAGAAAGGTACTACTGCCGCAAAGATTGCTGGTCTTGCAGAGATAGCAATAGGCACTGGCGTTGGATTTATTCAAGGCTTAGACATTGCACAAAAAGGTGCAAAAGCAACTGGCCCAGCAGCACCTTTTGCATTTCCTATTTTTTATGCCACTCAAATTGCAGCAGTACTTGCAGCAGCTAGTAGAGCAAAGAGCGTAATGACTCAAGTAAAAGGCGGAAGCGGAATTTCAATGCCTAGCTTTGGTGCGCCATCAATTCCTAGTGTAAGCACAATTGCTCCACTTTCGCCATCTTTACAAACTACTACTTTAAATCAAGCGCAAGTTAACCAAATAGGTAATGTGGCAGCTAGAGCATACGTTGTAGAAAGTGATGTGAGTGGCAATCAAGAAAGGATCGTAAGATTAAACAGAGCCGCAAGGATCAGCTAAAAGTACCTAAACGGCATTAAAAATATTTATTAAGTATGAATTTACCTATTTATGAATTAAGAATACAAGAAGATTTGCAAGATGATGCTGAGGTGTCATTTATTGCACTTGTAGATAAGCCAGCGATCCAGCGTGACTTTGTAGCTTTTAGTCAAGATTTTATTGAGCCAAGCAAAGGTGAAGGCAAAGATGCTTTTTTACCTAGATGCATAAGTTATGTAATTAATGAAGGCAAAGAAAGCGAGCAAGCGGTTGCGATTTGCAATTCAATCTGGGAACAACACTTTGCAGAAGAGTCATACAATGATTATCCAGAATCAGCAAAAAATAACGCAGAGAGAGGCATAAAATTAAATGAGAAACTTGGCAATAAATGTGCAACACAAGTAGGCAAGGTAAGAGCGCAGCAAATTATGCAAGGCGAGAATCTAAGCAAAGAAACAATTAAGCGCACATATTCTTACTTAAGCCGTGCTAAGGAATACTACAATCCAAGCGATAGCGAGGCTTGTGGCACAATTAGTTATTTGCTTTGGGGTGGTGATCCTATGTTAAACTGGTGCGAGTCTAAAATGAATAATGAAGATTTTAAAGCAGCAAGCATGGAGTTTGCAATTCAAGATGAAGATAAGCACATTATATCTGGGCCGATCATGTTAGCAGATAAGCCTATCTATCGCAACAATAAAAAGTTTGGCGAGCATTTTGTAACATTCCCAGCAGATACAATTAAAGATATTGCAATCAAATTTAGCAAGAAAGGATATCAAGACAAGGTGAATTTAATGCATGACAAGTCTATGACTTTGGATGGTTTAATAATGTTTGAGTCATTTATAGTTGACAAAGAGCGTGGCATACAACCAATGAAAGGATTTGAAGATGCAAAAGATGGTAGCTGGTTTGGTAGCTTTTATGTTGAGAATGAGCAAGCATGGCAGCTTATAAAAGAGGGCAAAGTAAAAGGATTTTCTGTTGAGGGATTTTTTGAATATCCAATAGAAAAAAAGGAGCCAACGTATGCAGAACAAAAGCTTGCAGAGTTGGCGGAGTTATTAAAAGTACCTTTATCAATTAAATAATATATATAAAGTATGAAAGACGCACAAAACATTCTAGAGAAAGTATCTTTGTTTTTCGCTGAATTAGTGAACAATGAAGATATGCCAATGCCAAGCGGCGAGCCTAAAGCAGAAGTTAAAATGATGGAAGCCAAATTAAAAGACGGCACTATTGTTGAAGTTACTGAGTTAGCAGTTGGTGGTATTGTAACAATTGCTGGAGTACCAGCACCAGTAGGTGAGCATGAACTTGAAAGCGGTGAAGTTATTGTCTTAGGCGATAATGGAGCGATCATGGAAATCAAGCCAAAAAAAGAAGATGAGGTATCAGTAGAAGTTGAAGTACCAGCAGTTGAAGATATGAGCGCAAAATTTGCTGCTTTTGAATCTGCAACAAACGAAAAATTCAGCGCATACGAAAACAAGTTTGCACAATATGAGGCTAAATTAGGCCAAGCAAACAAAGTGATTGAAGGCTTAATGCAGATCAGCAAGATGTTGGTTGAAGCGCCTCAATCTGCACCGGATGCTGGTGTTAAAACAAGCAACAACTTTGCAGAAGCTAAAACAGACGCTAGAGCAGAGTTTGATAAATTTTCAAAATCAATTTGTTCATAACTAAAAATTAAATAAAATGGCATTAGCATTTTCAAACATTGCAGCATATACTAAACAAGAGATTGCTCCATTGTTAACAGAAGCAGTTTTCTCTGCAAAGACTCAGTCTTACATCAAGGCTGGTGGTATCTTATTACCTAAAACAAAATCAAGCGTTAAAGTGCCTAAATTGGCTACAAACGCAAATTTCCAAGCAGATTCTTGTGGATGGAATCCAAGTGGTACAACTACTTTGTCTCAAGCAGAGGTAGTAGTTGGTAAGATCAAAATCGAAGAGACAATCTGTCCTAAAGATTTTGAAGCTTATTTCTCTCAAGAAGCTTTAAAAGCTGGATCTACTTACGAAGATTTTGGATGGGCAGAGTTTCAAACTAAGTTCACAGAGCAAAAGAATAAGATGATCGCTAAGCAATTAGAAGTTGCGATCTGGCAAGGAAATACCCAAAGCACCAACCCGAATTTATTAAGCTTTGATGGTTTAATTAAGTTGATTGATGCTGGATCTCCAGTAGACGCAAACGTATCTGGTTATGTATCTGGTGGCCCTATCGCTACAATTACTGCTGCAAACGTAGTAAGCGTATTGAATGCGGTTTACAAAGCTATCCCAGTTGAAATCATTGATGCAGATGACTTGAAAGTAATGGTAGGAAATGATGTTTACAGATTAGCAGTTTTAGCTTATCAAGCATTAAATCTTTACAACTACAAAGTAGATGGTGATGCAAATCAAACTTTTGTGATCCCGGGTACAAATGTTGAATTAGTAGCGGTTAATGGTTTAAATGGTACTGGTGACATCTACGCAACAACTTTGTCTAACATCGCTATGGCGTTTGACTTAGAAGCAGAAGAAGAAAACTATATGATCTGGTACTCTAAAGACAACAATGAAGTAAGATATAGAGTAGCTTTCAAATTAGGTGTGAACGTAGCTTACACAACATTATGTGTTAAGTTCAAGTCAGCAATCTAATTTTATAAATAACCAAAGAAAGGCGGTGCAATAAACGCCGCCTTTTTTTTAAACTTTTTTATTATGCCATGTGCAATAACAAGCGGATATTCTATTGATTGCCGCGAAAATATCGGAGGCTTACAAGCCGTTTTTTTAGCCGAGTTCGGTAATATCACATCCGTTGCAGAAGTTAGCGGATTGGTTACTGGTATCACAAAAGCAACCGGCAAAAGATTCTATAAATTTGAGGTGCCAAGAGCAACCGCAAATACAAGTTCAAATGCAACTGCATCCGAAGAGAATGGATCAGTATTTTATACCCATCAAGTAGTATTCCCTCTAAATAAAAGAGATTCTACAACTGCAAACATCGTGAGAACATTAGCTAAAAATAAGCTAGTTGCAGTTACTTTAGATATGGATGGTAACTATCGCATGTATGGCGAAGGAAATGGCCTTTACTTAGCATCTACTGAAAGTGGATCTGGTACTGCTGCCGGCGATCGTAACGGGTACAACATCACATTGACTGGTGTTGAGAAAGATGATTTTTTACAAGTGTCTGCATCAGTAGGAGCGGCTCTTGAGACTGCTGGGTAATTTTACCATTAGTAGTATTTAATAATGCCCTACCTACTTTGTGTGGGTAGGGCATTTAATTTTTATAACATGTTACACATATACAAAGGCATTGACAATAATTTAATATTTACCGGCTTAGAATTGGCAACAATTTCCAACCCGAAATACTTGTTTATTTTCACAAGTGCAACAGAAAATTGTGTTACTTTTGTAGGGACTAACATAAGCACAGATGCAAGATATCAAAAGGTACTTGTTTCAAAGTCTGTTTTTGATTGCAAAGAGAGTGGCACTTGGAGATATAAGATAAGAGAGCAAGCAAGCGCTACTAACACTAAAGAGAGTTTGAGCGGTGCGATAGTAGAAGAGGGATTTATGTATTTACATGATGAAACCGATTGTCCTCAACCAGAGTACAACGAGCAAGATAACGAATTTAAAACTTATACAAGTGAGCAATAAATATCAATTAATAAACATTCAGTTTGATCAAGCGCAGCAGCCTAGATTTGAAGAGAAAAAAGGCAAAAATTATGTTGAGTTTGGTGCTAAAAACAATTACCCAAACTACTTAATTGAGTTGTATGGTGAGTCACCTAAACACGGAGCAATTGTTAAAGGCAAAGTAAACTACATTTTTGGCAAAGGCTTTGAAGGTGTAGAACAAAAAGCCAATTCACAAGGCGAGACTTGGAATCAAATCATGAAGCGCTCAATCTTAGATGATGAGTTGCAAGGTGGCTACTACTTACAAATCATTTATAATGCTTTGGGTAAGATCAAAGATGTATTTCATATTGAGTTTCAAAAAGTAAGAGTAAGCAAAGACTTAAAAACATTCTATGTTAAGAATGACTGGACTGCTAGCGACTTTAAAGAGAAAGCTAGAGAGTACCCAGCATTCAATCCAAACGATCCTAGTGGCCCACAAATATTCTTTGTAAAGCAATACAACCCTAAAAGCGATGTATATCCTTTGCCTAGTTATTTCCAAGGCTTGAACTATATTGAGAGTGACATTCAAGTAAGCAGACACATTTTAGGCAATGCAAAGCACAACTTTGTAGCTACTAAATTGATCAACTTTAATAACGGCCTACCTCAAGAAGAGGAGCAAGAAGAGGTTGAGACAGACTTAAAACGTAAGTTTGCAAACCATGACGGCGATCGCGTAGTGATTGCATTTAACCCATCTAAAGAGAATGCAGTTGACATTGTGAACTTAGGTGAGACAAGCTTAACAAAAGAAGATTTTACCAATGTCAATAATTTGATCATGCAAGAGATTTTCTCTTGTCATCAAGTTACAAGTCCGATGCTATTTGGTATCAAGACAGAGGGCCAATTAGGTGGTAGAAGTGAGATTCGCGATGCATACCAAATATTCCAAAATACTTATGTGAATGAGCGCCAGCAAGAGCATGAGCAAACATTCACTAAATTAATGAACTTATCTGGTATTGAGGGTGAGTTTAAAATCGTACCAGTTGAGCCGTTAAGCTTTGAATTTAGCGAGGCAGTGATGTCAGCTAACATGACAAGAGATGAAATCCGTGAGAAATTAGGCTTGCAAGTAGCGGCAGTTGACGCTAGTGGTGTGACAACACAACCAGTACAAGCAAACGCAACTTTGACTAACTTAAGCGGTCGCCAACACCAAAACGTGATGCGCATTGTGCGTCAATTCGGATCTGGTAAGATTAACAAAGCACAAGCAGCGTTAATGTTAAAGAGTGGATTTGGATTCACAGACGCAGATGTTGACACGTTTTTAGGTGTGGACGATGATCCAGCAACAGAGCAAGCTTTTGCATCTATGCAAGATGATTTGCTATTGAATGAGTTTGCAGCATGTGGTGATAGTGTAGAAGATTTTGAGGTTATAGAGACACATGACGCTAAGAATTACGAGGCTTTTGCAGATGAAGAGATCAATGTGCTTAAAGCAAATGTCCTTGATTTGATCAGTAAAGATAAGCGTGTGACACCAGAGGTCATGGCCAAGGTTTTAAATAAAAGTGTTGAGCAAATAGATAATGCGCTTGAGGCGCTAAAGCTTGAGGGGTACTTAGTCCAAACCGGTTTGGAGGTAAGTATTTTAGCCCCTAATTATACACCGGTTGTAAGAAAATTAACAGAGCCACTTAAAAAGATTCCGGGCGGTGACAAAGCAACTAAGACCGAGGTGTTGCTTAGATATACTTACTCTGGGCCAGAGGATAGTAAGAATAGACCATTTTGTGCAAGAATGTTGCAACTGGCTAAAACTAAACTTTGGAGCCGTGCAGACATAGAGAATATTAGTGAGCGTTTAGGTTATTCAGTTTGGGATCGCAGAGGCGGATGGTTTACGGAGCCAAATGGCAACCACAGACCATATTGCAGACATAGATGGCAAGTTAAAATAGTAACTAGAAAAAAATAAAAAATGAGTTTAAACATACTTTTTATAACAGAATCACTTGTCAAAAGTCGCACCGCTATAAGTGACGCGATTGATGGCAAGCAAATCTTGCCAGTGATCAAGCTTGCTCAAGATAAATTTATATTGCCGGCTTTAGGATCTGGCCTTTATAAAAGATTGCAAGAAGGCATCGACATAGGCAACTTAAGCCAAGACGAAAAAAACTTGCTTGATAATTACATCACAGATACTTTGCTTTGGTTTACAATTGGCGAGATGGTGGTAAGCACCAGCTTTCAATTCTTTAGCAAAGGCGTGTTGCAGAAAGGTGCAGAAGAGAGCAACAACCCATCTAAGGGCCAGCTTGAGTTATTAGAGCGCAAGTACATGAGCAATGGCGAATTTTACAAGCAAAGATTAATTGACTATTTAAGAGAGAATAGCACCATGTTTGAGCAATACTTACAATATGGTGACGGCTTTGATGCTATTGCACCACAGATACAAGCTTACACATCGCCTATATTTTTAGGCAGAAGAGGTAGCAGACGCAAAGTTAGCAATTTAGATTTGCCATATAATTTTAACAATCCTTATGAAGATACGCAGTTATAAACGCGAGTTTGTTGAGCGAGTAAAAATGAAATTTAATGACATACAATCAAGTAATAAAGGAACTAAAAGCAATACTGGCAACGCATGCGATGATAAAAAGCATCAAGAATGCAACGCCAAGAGAGTGGCTCTTCGCAGATAGCCAGCCAGTATTTCCTATTGCTTGCTTGGCAATTAACAATGGATCACTTAACGTAGGCCGTGAGCAAGTGTATAATATCACTTTATGGTTTTTGGATAAGGCCGGAGTTGAGGGTGAGTTTGAGCAAGATGTAACTAGTGATCAGTTGCAAATATGCGCTGACATCATAAGCAAGCTAAGGAATGGCGCAAACGATTGGCAGATTGATGACAATATAACATATAATTTAATACTAGATAAGTTTGAGGACTATTTAAGTGGTGTTGAGGTAAGCTTTAACATGACTACTTATTCCGATTATGATGCTTGTGATATACCATTAAACCCATAATAAAAATGAGTTGTAATTCTACAAGCGCTGATTTAAGACCGGCGCAATACAATGTAAAGATTTGGCGCAATGATAGCTGGGCGCAGACCTTTGCTTTATTAGCAGACACTACGCCTATTGACTTGAGCGGTTGCACTATTTTAATACAAGTAAGACCGACACCAGCAAGTAGCGTGGTGGCTTTGACTTTATCTACTAGCAATAGTAGCATAAGCATTGGAGGTATAAATCGTAATCAAATTACTTTAAACAAAATTGTAGATGTAGCTGCTGGCACTTATGTCTATGATATGAATGTGACATTCCCTAGCGGCGAGGTCAAGACATATCTTTGGGGTAATTTTATTGTAACTGAGGACATATCTAAAGTATAAAAAATGGAAATAATAAATGTAACGGACGAGATCATAGAAATAAATGTCACTGAGGCGGTTGTTAATGTAGTAACGCAGAATGGCGCATACCCATTGCCAAGCAATGTATTTAGTGTGTTTGGCAGAGTGGGCAACGTAGTAGGACAAGCTGGTGACTACACAACTAGCATAGTGGGTGAAGGTACAAATCTTTATTATACTCAAGCAAGATTCAATACTGCTTTTGGTAATAAGACAACAACTGATTTAACAGAAGGTACAAATCTTTATTACACAAATGCTAGATCAAGAGCGGCGATCAGTGAGAATATCACTGGACTTGAGTACTCAAGCGCAAGTGGTATCTTTAGTCTTGCAAATGGCTATCTTATCCCAACACAAGCTATGCTTGATGCAAAAGTACCTTACACTGGTGCAACTGGAAATGTGAGTTTAGGTGAGTATCAATTAAGTGCTGGACAAGTTACATTTGATCAAACACCTACCGGCACTGCTGGTGTTGGTGTGCTTAGATGGAATAATACAGACGGCACACTAGACCTAGGCTTAAAAGGCGGCAACGTAACTTTGCAGATAGGGCAAGAGGTAGTTGCTAGAGTTGTAAATAAGACTGGCGCTGATTTATTAGAGGCCAACTATCAAGTGGTGCGTATTAGTTCAGCACAAGGTCAAAGAGTGGCGGTGCAATTAGCGCAAGCAAATAATGACGCAAATAGCACAGACACTATTGGTATTGTGACTGAGACAATACAAAATAATCAAGAAGGATTTATCACAATATTAGGACAAGTTAAAGAAATAAATACTACTGGATCACTACAAGGTGAGACTTGGGCAGATGGTGATGTGCTTTATTTAAGTCCAACAACTGCTGGTAGAATTACAAATGTAAAGCCAACGGCTCCGCAACACATGGTTGCAGTTGGTTATGTAGAATATGCACACTCTCAACATGGCAAGATTTATGCTAAGATTCAAAATGGCTATGAATTAGAAGAGTTGCACGATGTGGCAGCTACACCATATATTGACAAGGGTGTGCTTTATAGAGACACGGCTACTAACTTATGGAAATCTGCAACGATAGGCACTTTGCTTGGATATACTCCAGTGACAAGTGCTAGGACAATAAGCACAACTGCGCCTTTAACTGGTGGCGGTGATCTTAGTGCAAATAGGACTTTTGCGATCACACAATCTAGCGCAAGCACAGATGGTTATTTAAGCAGCACAGATTGGAGTACATTTAATGGCAAGCAGCCATTGATCGCTGCTGGTACAACTGCGCAATATTACAGAGGTGATAAAACATTCCAGACTTTAAATACAACGGCGGTTGCAGAGGGTACAAATCTTTATTATACAGATGCAAGAGCAAGAGCGGCTATTACTGGCACGGCTCCGATCAGTGTAAGCAGTGGCGTGGTAAGCATAAGCCAAGCTGGCGGTGCTGCAAACGGATATTTAAGCAGCACAGATTGGAATACATTTAACAACAAGCAAGATGCTTTAAATGGCACTGGCTTTGTTAAAATAAGCGGCACTACTATAAGCTATGACAATAATACTTACTTAACAACTATAAGCGGCATTGCTGCTGGCGGTGAGTTGAGTGGTACTTATGCAAATCCTAGTCTTGTTAATAGCGCGGTGACTGGTAAGATTTTGAGTGGTGTAAATATTACTGGCGGATCAATTGCAGACACAGATAGCATCTTGACTGCTTTTGGTAAATTACAAAATCAAGTTAATGGCTTAATAGGTGGATCAATATACAAAGGCACTTGGAATGCAGCTACAAATACTCCAACTTTAACTAGCGGTGTAGGATCAAAAGGATTTTATTACATCACAGATGTATCTGGTACTACAAATCTTGACGGAGTAGCTGAGTGGCATGTAGGTGATTGGGCAATATTTGACGGAGTTAAATGGCAAAAGGTAGATACTACCGATGCAGTGACAAGTGTCAATGGTGAGGTTGGTGCAGTTAGTTTAACAACTAGCAATATCACAGAGGGATCAAATTTATACTTTACAAATGCTAGAGGCATAGGATCAACACTTACTGGTTACACAAGCGGTGCTGGTGTAGTAGCTGCAACTGATACGATCTTGCAAGCTATTCAAAAATTAAACGGCAATGTGAGTGGATTGGTTACCGGTGTAAGTTCAGTCTTTGGACGCACTGGTGCAGTAGTTGCTGCAAGTGGTGATTATACTACAACACAAGTGACAGAGGGTACAAATCTTTATTACACACAAGGCAGATTTGACACTGCATTTAGTGCTAAGAGTACAACAAATTTAACAGAGGGTACAAATCTTTATTATACTCAAGCAAGATTTGATACTGCGTTTAGCGGCAAGAGTACAACAAATTTAACAGAGGGTACAAATCTTTATTATACAGAGGCTAGAGTAAATGCCAATGCAAACGTAGCGGCTAACACGGCAGCAAGACACGCAGCAGTTACAATAGGCACGGCAAATGGTCTAAGCTTAAGCACGCAAGCTTTAAGTTTAGCGGCTGCAAGTACAAGTACAACTGGTGCTTTAACTAGCACAGATTGGAATACATTTAACGGCAAGCAAGCGGCGCTTAACGGCACCGGATTTGTCAAGATCAGTGGTACTACTATAAGCTATGACAATAGCACATACTTAACAACAAGCAGCGCATCTGCTACTTACCTACCTTTAACTGGTGGTACACTTACTGGTGCATTGAGTGGAACGAGTGCTACGTTTAGTGGTGGTGTATCTGCTGATGTTGGTTCGGCTATTCCTTCAATACAAGTTAAAAACGTTAGTACAGATGCTCCGTTTATAGGATTTTATCGTGGTGGAACTTTAAGAAATACTTTGCAGTTACTTACCGATGGCTCTTTTAGGCTTACGGATGCTTCTTTAGTAGCAAATGCTGGTCTTACAATGGGTGCTTTAAGTGCAGGTGTATTAAGTAGAATTGGTGATGTATTTATAGGTGGTAGAAGTGGAACATACGCATCTTATACAGATGGTGTATTTGGCGATAATTTACACTTAGGAGCAACCGGAGCAACCGGAGCAGTTTATATTAATACTGCATTAAGTAGAA